CCGCAAACCTGCAGACCATCGCCGCCATCGCCAAGCTCGGCGGCTTGAAGATCGAGGTCGGCGGCGGCATCCGTGACGAGGCGCGCATCCGCCGCTATCTTGATCTGGGCGTGGACCGCTGCATCCTCGGCACGATTGCCGTCAAGGATTTTGCTTTTACCCGGGAAATGGCCAAAAAGTACGGCGCACAAATCGCGGTCGGCGTTGATATGCGGGACGGCCTTGTGGCTGTCAACGGTTGGAAGGAGGTCACCCCAGAGCCGGGTGTGGCATTCTGCCGCCGCTGCGCCGAGGCAGGCGTGAAAGCCGTCATTGCCACCGATATTTCCCGGGATGGCACGATGCAGGGGACAAATCTCGACCTGTATCGTGAACTTTTGACAATTCCCGGGCTGGAGGTCACCGCCAGCGGCGGCATTGCCGCCATGGCTGAGTTGGCCGAGCTGCAAGCCATGCACTGCCACGCCGCCATTCTGGGCAAGTCTATTTATACCGGAGCCATTGATCTGGCCAAGGCTGTGCGGCTGTACGAGGGGGAGTGAACGCATGATTACCAAACGCATTATTCCTTGTCTGGATGTAAAAAACGGGCGCGTCGTCAAGGGTGTCAACTTTGCCGGGCTGCAGGATATGGCCGACCCGGTCGAGATGGCGCGGTACTACAACGCTTCCGGTGCAGACGAGCTTGTTTTTTACGATATTACGGCCAGTGTTGAGGGGCGCGGACTCTTCACCGACATTCTGCGTGAAGTCGCAAGCCAGATCTTCATTCCGCTGACCGTCGGCGGCGGCATCAACACACTGGACGATTTTGACCGGGTGCTGAAATGCGGCGCGGACAAGGTCAGCGTCAACTCCGGCGCCATCCGCAATCCGGGGCTGATCCCGGCTGCGGCCCAAAAATACGGCAACCAGTGTGTCGTGCTCTCCGCTGACATCAAGCGGGTGGACGGCAGATTCATGCTGTTCGCCAAGGGCGGGCGCGAGAACACCGGCATGGATGCCCTTGACTGGCTCGAACAGGGCGTAAAAAACGGCGCGGGGGAGCTGGTCGTAAACTCCATTGACACGGACGGCGTGAAGAACGGCTTTGACCTTGAGCTGCTCGATGCCGTGGCCGCCCGCTGCGCCGTGCCCATCATCGCCTCAGGCGGTGCCGGCAAAAGGGAGGACTTTCTGGAGCTGTTCCGCAACCACCCGGCTGTGGATGCCGGGCTGGCCGCGTCCATCTTCCACACGAAGCAGGTAGAAATCAACGATTTGAAGCGGTATTTGCGGGCGAACGGTGTAGAAATGCGGGTGTGATTCCCCCTTCGCCATGCAGCCACCCGGTAGGGGCCGCACATGTGCGGCCCGCAACATTCCCAAAAGCGTCCTCTTGCGGGAAAGCCGCGGGCCGGGCATGCCCGGCCCCTACTGCGTAACTATAGCAAACCTACACTTTACCTCTTGCCAAACCGCATAAAAAGAGGTACACTAAACTATATGACTTTAGGAGTGTCCACCATGGAAATCACCGAAAATTCCAAGACCCTCAAATTTGATGCCAACGGCCTGATTCCCGCCATCGTGCAGGACCATTACACCAAGGAGGTCCTGACCCTTGCCTACATGAACGCCGAAACACTGGCCCTGACGATTGCCGAGGGGCGCACCGTGTTCTGGTCCCGCAGCCGCCGCGAAATCTGGCGCAAGGGCGAGACCTCCGGCAATGTGCAGCGGGTCGTTTCCATCACCGCCGACTGCGACAAGGATGCGCTCGTCATTGATGTCATCAAGAGCGGCCCTGCCTGCCATACCGGCGCCGAGAGCTGCTTCTTCAACCCGGTGTATGTCTCCGATGAGCTGAAGCAGTTCACCTGGCAGGGCTTGTACGCACTCATCGAGGGCCGCAAGACCAACCCGCAGGAGGGCAGCTATACCACCTATCTGTTCGACAAGGGGCTGGAAAAGATCCTTAAAAAGGTCGGTGAGGAATCCACTGAGGTCATTATCGCAGGCTCTAAGCGCGACAGAGAGGAGACCATCTACGAGATCAGCGACCTTGCCTACCATGTGATGGTGCTGATGATCGAGCTGGGAATTTCTGTGGAGGACATCACCAAAGAACTGGAAAAACGACATGTAATCGACCATAAGGTCAAGCAGGAAAGGATGCAGTAACCATGGCAGGCGAATACCTGAAAAGCTCTGTGCACGTTCATTCCAAACTGTGCGATGGCAAAAACACCCCCGAGGAGGTCGCAGTCACGGCCTGGAAAGCCGGTCTGCAGACGCTGGGCTTCAGCGGCCACAGCCACACCCCCCACGACCTTGAATATTGCATGACCCAGAGCCGTACCGCCCTGTACAAGGCGCAGATTGCCAAGCTCAAGGAGCGCTACGCGGGCAAAATGGATATTCTGTGCGGTCTGGAGTGGGACCTGTACAGCGATGACGACCCGACCCAGTACGACTACTGGATCGGCAGCACCCACTATGTCCGCGGCCCCAAGACCGGCAAATATTATGAGATCGACTGGCGCGAGGAGGATCTGCGCGCCTGCATTGACGATGATTTTGACGGCGATGCACTGGCCGTGGTCGAGGCCTATTTTGCCAATGTGGCCAAGGTTGCCGAGAAGAAGCCCACGATCTTGGGCCACTTCGACCTGATCAAAAAGATCAACGGTGACGGCAAGTTCTTTGATGAGAACGACCCCCGCTACACCGCCGCCGCCAATGCCGCGCTGATGACCGCAGCCCGCAACCGCTGCGTGCTGGAGGTCAACACCTCTGCGGTGTATCGCGGCTTCCGCAAGGATTTCTTCCCGTCCGATGCGATCCTGAAGGAGTGGCTGGTGCTCAGCGGCAATGTCGTCATTACCGCCGACGCCCACGACACCAAGGCGCTGACCTTCGGTTTTGAGGCTGTCGCCGCCAAACTGAAGGAGCTGGGCTACACCAAGGTGCAGGTACTGGGCAAGGACGGCTTCACCCCCTGCGCACTGTAAAACGTGCCGTTATTTTTACGCAAATAATTTTTAAAAGAAAATTGCAGGAAGGGGTTGACAACCCCTTCCGTTTTTTGTATAATAATACCTGCATTCTGGCGGCAGCCACTGTGGAGAGGTGTCCGAGTGGTTTATGGAACTGGTCTTGAAAACCAGCGATCCGCGCGAGCGGACCATGGGTTCGAATCCCATCCTCTCCGCCATTTTGTGATAACAAGTGAATATAAAAACTCACTTTGACTTGTGGAGTAATACTCAAGAGGTCGAAGAGGCGCCCCTGCTAAGGGCGTAGGGTGGGAAACCGCCGCGAGAGTTCAAATCTCTCTTACTCCGCCAATGTAAAAACCGCGATACAACCTGCAAAGGTTGCTGTATCGCGGTTTTTCATTTGTCTGATAGTGTTAGATACTGTCAAATACTGTTATATAATGCTTCGTAAATGGTTCGTAAATGGCCAAAAGTTCGTAAAAAGTTCGTAGTAATTTGCCCCAAAAATCACCGTAAAAAAGCGGCAGGCTGCCCACATTGAGCAGCCTGCCGCTTACTTATTTCCCATTGTTTTTCCCCTCGCTCTGGGTGCCGAAGTAGAACGCGATAACCATTGTCACGATTGTCATCACGGTATCAGGCTGCAAGCCCCCGCGCAGGGCCAGCACAGCAAAGACGGTCACAACGATTAGTGTCACGATGGTTTTCACCTTGATGAGCGCGGCCACGTTCTTCCAAAAATCCTGCATTAGATTCTCCCTCCATTTTCTTCATGCCGTTCCAAATCCTCAATGCGGTGGTTGGCAACGGACATTTTCTCCTCCAACACCGGAATCTTCTGGGCAAAATTGTTGTGCATCCGCACCTCGCGCGTCAGCTCCTCGATCTTGGTGTCCGTTACTGCCTGCGCAACCTCCAGCTGGTGGGTGACCTTGTCGCTCAGGCTTTTGTTGTTGAAGTAGTTCGTGATCATCACACCCACCAGGCCCAGCCCTGCCGTGATGAGCGCGATTATAATCTGCTCCATTGGCACCACCTCAGACCCATTCGCTTTTATACAGCCCGGCATCCGTCAGGCCGCGGCTCTGGCACACGGCAAAGACGGCGTCTGCATCGCCCTGCGAGACCGGCCCTACCGTGATGACCTGCAGCTTGCCGGTGCCGTTCTGGGCCGTCTGTGCGCCGCTGGCGGCCTGCTCGGGCAGCTGTACAGCGTGCTCGCCGGGGCGGTATGTAAACACCTGCCCGCTCGCCGTGGTGAAGTTGTTGTCCAGCCACACCAGCGGGTTGGTGCGCTTGCCGCCCAGGATAACCTCAAAGTGCAAATGCGCCCCAAACACATTGCCGGTCACGCCGCTGTAGCCGATGATCTCACCCTCTTTGACCCTCTGGCCGTACTTGACGCAATAGCTGGACAGGTGAGCGTACCGTGTCTGCAAGGTCTTGCTTTTGTAGTCGGCGTGTCTGATACGCACCATGTTGCCATAGCTCTGCATACCCGTCCGCGTGTGTCCGTCCCAGTCCTGGGTCTGATCCACGGTGCCGTCCTCGGCGGCATAGACCGGGCGGATATAAATGTTGTCAATCTGGGTGCGCAGGTCAACGGCCTGGTGCAAACTGCCGTCATTGTAATACCACCCTTGCGTCAGCACGTGAATGTCCAGCGGCCAATGCAGCAGGACCTCTCCATTAGATAGTCTCATTGTATTACCTCATCTGTGTCCATCACCAGCGCCTCATACTCATCTAGCAGGTCTCCCGCGCCCGGTATGGTATCGCGGTAGTCCCACAGCACAAGCATCACCCGCGCCAGCAGATCTGCTTCCTCGCTCATTCCTCAACCGGCGGCGTGGGCCACTTCACCGCGTAGGGGAAGCCGGCCTGCTCGGGCACATCCCGCAGGGCCTGCCGGTAGGCCTTCCAGTCGGCCTTCACCGTCTTGGCATCGCCCAGCACGGTCCAGTCCGTGGCGGCGATCAGCTTGTCCCGCTCTGCACGCACAGCAGCTGCAGCGGCAGCGTAGTCGTGCTGCCTGACCAGCGCGGCCCACGCATCCGGGTTGGTGCTGATGCCGCCGGCGGGCAGCGCTGTGACCATCTCATAGGTCGTATACTGCCAGCCGTGCTGGGGCGTGTCCATATTGGACACAGCCTCGCGGGTGACTTCCTGCTCATCCTCATACAGCCGGATGAGCGTTGTTCCACCAGGCAGCGGCTCGCACTCAAAGCGATCGCGCCGCTCTGCGCACTCAGTTTTTACCATGTGTAATCACTCTCCTTATATTTTTGTATCTTGTCAATATCGGTCAGTTTTGTGGGGGCCTCGCTTAACCGGGGATAGAAAGGTCCGCCGAACGGTTCCACCCGGTCCAGCCCGGGATGTGGCCGAGGTTGACGGACCACGGACCGGCGCGGCCACCGCTGTCGCAGGCGCCGCCGCGCAGCACGATGCGGGTGCCGCTATTGTTGATGTAGAAATAGTCGGCCAGATAGGTGGACGAACTGCCGCCGACCTCTTTGGTGATTTGCAACTGGGGAACGCGCTCATCCGCCTGGAGGTTCTTTGCCCAGCCCTCACCGGGCAGGGTCAGCGTGTCCAGCTTGATGTAGTCGTTAGCGCTGCTCCACTGGTACTTAGTCGGATCGTCGCAGTAGTAGGGGACGCCGTCGATCAGCTTCCAGTCGCACTCAAAGCGCAACTGGTTGCCATAGAGCGGGTTCTCAACACCGTAGAACACATAGCTGTGTTTGCCGTCACTGTTGGAGACGGGGCTGCCGCAGGTAGAGATGACGCTGTTAGCCGTGCCGGTGCTCTGCATGATGCGCCAAATTTTGTGGTCGGTGGTCGTGGTTACAGCCTCGCCGGTGAAGCTGGCCTTCACATTGGCAGTGTCGCCCTCAATGGCCTCAATGGCCGTCACGATGCGCAGATTTGCCACGCTCTCGTTCTCGTCGCCGGTGCCGATCGAGATGACCATGCCGGGCTCCAGCGTGTTTTTCGCAACTGTGACAGCGCTCTCGTTTGTGCGGGCCCCAGCAACAGCAATGTTGGTCGCATACAGGCTCACGCAGCCGTTGATTTTGCTCTGCACATGCCGCGTACCATACACAACGATCATCAGGTAGGCCAGCACCTCAAAGTCGGCGCTGGTATTGATGCAGTAGGTCTCGCCCCACAGCCGCGCCGCAGCCAAGAACTGCGAGATCGTCTTGTTGCCGGTGGAGACAACGCCCGCAATGCTGTGCAGCTTGCCGTCCGCACCGATGCTGCCGGGGAAGGCGGGCAGGTAGCACTTCTGCTTGAGGGAGCCGTCCGCGTTCTGGAACTTCTTCGGTGCGCGGAAGC